CCGTCTATTACACCCTTAATATTATTCCATGTGTCTTGAATCAAACTGAGAATAAAAGGCATTACAAAGTCAAAGACTGCTTTAATAGCGTTCCATGCATTTGTAACTGCTTGAAGTATAGTTGAACCATTTTCATCCCAAAACTGTTTAATTTGGTCTACTTTTTCTTTAACGAAGTCAGTTACAGTACCAAGGGCAACCAATACTACATCTTTGATTCCTGAGAATACACTGTTGACAGTTTCTCTAAAAACATCGAACTCGTTATAAGCCCAAACTAGAGCTGCTATCAGTGCAGCTATCCCTGCTACAATTAAAGTAACTGGAGAGGTTATTACAGCAAGGACAGCCGTCAGTCCTCCTGCTGCTCCTGTGAGAGTCATTATAACAGGAGCGAGTGCCATGCAAGCAGCTACTACTGTACCAATAACTCCAGCTATACCAACAATAGTTGCAACTAATGCAGTGTTTTCAGAAGCCCAATTTGCAATATCAGCGATAAAATTTGCAACATCTGCTAACAAAGGAGCAAATGCTTCTTTTATCTTTCCAATCGCTTCACTAAGAGCATACATAGGATCTGCATTTAGTTTAGCAACGTCAGAGTTTAACTTATCTTGATTTTCTGCTGACGTCTGCATATTCTTATTCATGTTAAGAATAGTGTCAGAAATTTTACTTCCTTGCTCTTCCCAAAGTGTACCAAACAGCTTTACACCAATCTCGTTACGCTTAGTTTCATCGTCAATAGTTGTCAGTGCCATGGTCATTTCTTGCATTGCTTTTGCACCGTCTTGACCACCAGAGGCTACTGATTGTCCCCACTTTTGCAATTGTTCTGCTGAAATAACAGTTCCTTTAATAGCATCTTTCATGGCATCATCGACACCTTGACCAAACTCTGAGGCTACAATACGTCCTTCTTTTAATCCATCTAAAAGGTTATCAATATTCCATGTCCCAGTTTCCACACCTGCTGCCATCAATGCCTGTACTTGTTCAGCATCATAGCCTGCACGTTTTAGTTGACTTCCATATTCAGCAATAATATCTAGTTGCTCGGGAGGGAAACCAATACCTAGTAATGCATTTGTCATTGCTAATGCTTCTTGTTGACTGATACCTAACTCTTTACCAATCTCATGAGATTCTTGGATAAGTTCTTTAAAATCAACCTCTGCATAGGCATGAGAAATCATCGATGCACCTTTGATAATCTCTTGATTCGTTTCCATAGATACATTCTTATTAAGAGTCATTTGCCTACGGACGCCCTCATAGGCAGCTTCTTCATCACCTATTGCAGCAGTAGTTTCCGTGATAGATTGACGTACAGCTTTAGTATCAGCTTCATTAAGATTCATTGAGATATCTATCTTAGTATTTAGACTAGATACGTCCATTGCTTGTTGAAAAAGTGTAGCAATACTACCACCTGCCACGAGTCCTGCTGCAACATTCTTTAAGCTATCACCGAATCCGTTAACTTCATCTTCAGCATCTCGAGCAGCTTCTGCAATCTGCCCAAATTCTCTACGAACACCATCCAAACCACTTGTATTTATTTGAGTTAGCGCTTGTCTCATTTGGTCGATATCTGCACCTGCTCCAAGTGCATGTCTACCCATTTGATTTAACGCTCTATTAATCTGGTCTGCACTTGCTGTACCATTGGAAATTGCAGCAGTTAATCGTGAACCTAATACGTCAGAGAATTGTTCTACAGATGTCCCAGTTGCTTCAAAGAATGTTTGTAAATCCTTATTAGCATTTTTTAAACGGTCATATTCCTGGGCTGTTGTTTGAATCTGAGTTTGATACCCTTTTAACGTTGCTTCAGTAGTCGTTAATTCCCTTTGAAATGCTCTATACTGCTCTACTCCAATTTCGCCACTAGCAAACTGTTGTTCTACTTGGGCTTGTGCTTGCTTTAGCACATCTAATCGCTGTGAAGTATCATTTAATGCTTGTTGTAATAATGCTTGCTTCTGTGTATAAAGTTCCGTACTTGTAGGGTCAAGTTTAGCTGCTTTGTCAATTTCTTTTAGTTCCTTTTGAGTTGCTTTAGACTGAGCATCAACATTTTTTAATGCATTAGTAAGTTTGGTAGTATTACCGCCAATCTCAATATTGATACCTTTAATATCTCCTGCCAATAACATCATCTCCTTTCTTTAAAAGTAAAAAAGGAAATGAAGCTTTTAAGCAACATCTCCCTTAGTAATTATATTTTCAATGCATTTATATCTGCTTGAGTAGCTTTCTTGACTTTTTCTTTCTTCTCATCAGGATTAATAGTATCTGCATAAAGTTGTATATGGTCTAATACCATCCCGATAGACATGATTTCTAGCTCGAACAAATCTAGCTTAGACATCTTTATCATAAAGATATAATTATTGGTTGTTAGTGGTTCATCATCTTGACTTACTTTTTTTTAGGTTTTGGTTTGTTTAAGTTAGATTTAAAATTAGCCTGAATTAAAGGCATTAATTCTTGTAATAGATCGATCACTGGAAAACCATCTTCAAAGGAATCAAGCCACTCATCCAATTGTGGTATACTTTCATCTGCTTTTTTTGCCATAAGCCAAGCGATTCGATAAAACGGCATAAAGTCCGTTAGTGTCCCTGCATTCATATCTTTCTCTAATGCGATAAATTCTGCTAGAAAATCTTTTCCGAACAGACTTAAGTAATGTACTGGTGTACCACCTGTAATTTTAAATTTTACTTCTTTACCATTAATATTTATTGATTTCTCTGCCATAAAATATGATTCCTCCGAAATTTATTTTGTGAGATTACTCTCCAGTACTTACTTCTTTAGTAACTGGTTCTACCACTGCATCATAAAAAGCATCATAGATTGCAGGGTCTGTTGTATCACCTGTATTCCAGCGAATTGCTTTGTCAGAAGTTCGTGGTTTCGCTGTGAACGAAAGCTCTTGACCTTCAATTTCGATTGATTCTGCTACAGTATTTGCCGTTTGAGATGGACGTGCAACTGTAACGTCATAATATACAAAACGAGTAGCCTGTGCGTCACCATCAATTTCAAACATGAGGGCAATGTCCTTTTGTTTAGCGTCAGATGATTCTAAAAAACCACCATTGACCATTTTTTCTCCTAACACATCTGCGCGGAATTGGTCAGTAATCATTGCGATTGTTAATGCACCTTCATAACCTGTGTTACTATTTCGTGAGAAGAAAATTCCATTGTCTGCATGGAAGTTCATCGGGTCGCCTGTAGGGTCTAATTGCAGTGAAACCGCACCTTCTACACGTACTGGTGTACCATATTTGTAAGTTCCGTCTGCCAAACGTTCAAGAACAGCATAGTGAACATTTGTAAGACCATATAAAACACGGTTTTTTGTCATAATTTAGTTTTCTCCATTTCTATTTTTTATTTTATAAGTGTGATAAAGTACATGCGTTGATATAAACTCTCTTGAACTATGTATGTCTCATCAGTATCGTAAAAAATACCATTATCATCTAATAACTTTTCTATCTTTTCTTCTAAATCTAAATCTTTATCATCTGAGTAAACTTCAATACGATAATTCACTATCTGCTTCCATGACTTGTTATCTGCACCAAAGTTATTGGAATCTTCTTCAAGATAAACAATAAATGGTGGGTCAGGAGGTGGATTAGTTGAAGTGGTTTTAAAGTGGTTATAAGCAATTGGTAAACCTAACGTACCTAATATCTTTGCAAATTCTTTTAACTTCATCGTCCCTCAACCGCCTTTATTACTTCCTTTTCAAAATCCTTAATCATTCGCTTTTCAACTGGCTCTATATGAGGTTGTGCTTGTGTTCGTCCACCATCTCTAGTTACGTGACCATTTTCTAACAAATGTGTAAGTTGTGGGTCAGTAGCATTGTAAAGGATATAGTTACTACCCTTTTTCTTAATAGACCAACCTTTTGCATAATCGCCCCTTGCTCCTTCTGGAGATGTTTGGTGTAACTTGTTTTTACCTTGTTTACTAACGTTCTTAGCTGCTTTATCTATATCTTCTTCTACAGCATTTGCATAAAGTGCTAACTGTCTAGATAATTCATTTGCTAAATCTTCAATACTAGCCACCAATTTTCACCTCGCAATGACATTCAATATATCCATCGTAACGAACAAATGTGCGATAAATAGTATATAATTGATTGTTATATTTGATTTTGTTTTCATCATTGTAATCTTCATAGTTCAATACGAAAGTATTTTTAGGCTTTCTTCCTGCAACTATAGCCGATGCATACTCATATTGATTGACATTAAGCACACTACAAAATACTTCACTTTCTTCGTCTACTTCGATATCCTGAAACAGTTCATCTTTTACTATTTTAGTAGAGACTAAATAGCACACATCATCCAATGACACATGACGAGTATTACCCATTGATTGCTTAATCATCTACAACACTCCGCTCTCTTACAATACGATTTTTTAAACGTAATTGGATATTACGAGAAATGGGAATGTTTTCTTGTCGCTTTCGATACGTCCAAGCAGCATAATCAGCAACCAACATTTGGTCATCTACATTTTCACAGTTTAATTTAATGCCCTTACGTTCAATTTCATTAATCGTACCTTCAATTAATTTGGAAAAGTAATCGTCACGTGCTGTATGGGTAATACCTAAATCTATTTTAAGTAAAGTTAAAATAATAGAATTGTCCATTATTCATCACTCACTTTTTTAGATTTACGAGCCTTCACTTCTTGCTTTTTGATATATCCTTTTACAATTAGTTCCTCTGCACGTTCCTTATTTGTACAAATATAAAGAGAACCCTCGTTAAAGAGTTCTCTCGTATTTTTATCAACAAAACTATGTAATACTAAATATTTCAATATGTATCAGTCCTTTTTATTAGACTACTGGTGTTAACGTAACTAAAACGAATGCATCAGCATTTGTTGGTTTACCATCAAAACGACCCTTACCACGGATTGCCAATTGATCTGCTGCAAATTTTGCATGTGTAGATTTCTCAATCGTAATATCTTCTCGTTCAACTAATGTGTATTGTGAGAAGTCACCGTATAAAACTTTATCTTCAGTCATGTGAGCAGAGAATACTACATCAAGACCTAGAATTGTTGGTTTGGCTAAGTTAGGAATAGCCCCTACAATTTGACCATCGGAGTTAGTACCAACATTTAAAGCTAAAATACGATTGTAATATGTCTTACGGTTCATGACCGCAACCACTGGAGCAACTTCTGTTTCACCTGAGTCAATTAAACCGATTGGAGCAACAACCGAAGCTAACGAATCCGCAGGAACAGTTACTTTATTTCCAGCTGCTAACTTTGTAATAATACCTTCAGGTTGTTTGTCTACAGAACCAGTACCATTTAAAATTGCAGCATCAAGTGATTTTGCAATTGCTTTAGCAAGCTTCTTCGTTACATATTCATCAAGATTAATAATAGAGTCTTGTAAGTAAGCATTATCAATAGTAGTTAATTTACCTAGTTTAAAACCGTCAAAGTCTACATTAGTAATTGAGCCTGTTGTCTCTTCAGCAAAAGTACCAGTCATCTCCATCCATGTTGCACCAGTTTCATCTGTATCAAGTAAAATACGTGCTGTACCTTTAACTTTTTCTTTGTTTACCAATGGATATACCGAAGCGTAATCAGCAACTTTAACCATTACTTTATTGATTACTTCATTTGGAACCTGTAAACCTTCTCCACCAACTGAACGTTCCTTTAATCCTTTTAATTGCTCATAGAAATCTTTTACTGAACGAGTTTCGAAATATTTGTTTGTCATTGTTACATTACCTCTTTCTTCTTTTTCATTTGTTTTAGTTTCATTATTTTCTTGAGTTACTTTCTCAGCTTGATTATTAATTTCTTCTAACTTGGCTTCAACTTCAGCTATTTCAGCTTCTACTTCTACCTTTTCAGCTTCTAATTCAGTTTTCTTGGCTTCTAATTCTTCAACCGACTCATCTACTAAAGCAATGAATGTAGAATGGAGTCATGGACACATCCTGGTTAAGTAAGTATTATTATAACCAAGAGAGGACGTGTCTTTTT